TCCAGACGACCTCTGACACCGCCGGACTCAAAAAAGCAAAAAAAATGGAGCACGTTTCAGCGCTAAGAAACGTGCTCCAAATCGTACTACATGTCTGTACGTTGTCTGACTGGTCTACATGCGGCCCAAACGCACAGTAGTAGGACCGCCCCTCAGTCGACCAGGTATAGCTCCATTGGCGGAAGCGGTGTCCGCGGCACTGCTAGAGACATCATATGCACACACTAGGTCATACTGCGTCGAAAGGCGGTCACGTTCAAGGTTTTTGAGCTACTATCGCCTTGTTGATGTGTCACTTGCAGGACACCACGTGACTACTCCGAGACACCTTTCTGTATGGCGCAATGTATGGCTATGAAAATTACCGCCAAGAAGCTACTTGAACTCCCCGACGGTCAGCATTGGATCGACCGCTCACTTTATCTTAGAAAGCGCGCAGGCCGAAAGCCTTGCTGGTTCTTTAACTACCAAGTTGCCGGAAAGCGAAAGATCATCTCTCTCGGCTCGCTTCAAGACATTTCACTCACGCAAGCGCGCGCGATGGCTGACGAGTACCGCCACATGATCGATCGAGGCATGGACCCACTCACTCACAAACGAGAGCGAAAGCTTGCAATGCGAGGCGATAAAGTAGAGGTTCTCACTGTATCCATGCTCATCGATGAGGCGCTACCTGTAATTGAAGGAGCTAAGCGCTGGAAGAACGCTAAGCACGCTGCCCAATGGCACAACACGCTTCATACGTATGTTGTACCAGTCATCGGCAACATGTCCGTGAATGACGTCGAACGAGACGACGTACTCAAAGTGCTCAAACCAATCTGGGAAACAAAATCCGAGACAGCCGGCAGGCTGCGCGGGCGGCTGGAGGCTATCTTTGGGTATGCGATTGCGACAGGCAAGCGATCTGGAGCCAATCCGGCCACATGGCGAAGCAACCTTGACCTCTTTCTACCCCCATTATCCAAAGTAAAAACAATTGAGCACCACGACGCTGTAACCGTTAAAGAGGTCAGAAGCGTCTTCTCAACGATTTGGAACCCACCAAAGTCAACTACCGCCGCCGCGATTATATTTGGCACACTCACGTGTGCACGATGCGAAGAGTTCATGCTTGCGAAGTGGAGCGAAATTGACTTTAAGACTGCCACGTGGTCATGTCCGCCGGAACGTAGAAAAGACAGTAAGCCGTATCCTCATCGCGTGCCGCTGAGTCGACAAGCTATAGCGATTCTAAAAATGCTTCCCAGAGATGACAGCGGGTTCATCTTCCCTGGCAGGAAGAAAGGCGAGCCGTTAAGCATCGACGCACCGAGAATGACAATCCGACGCACTTTCGGATACGGAACGATGCACGGAATGCGCTCGACTTTCCGAGATTGGGCGGCAGAAAACGGCATCGACCAGGTGCTTGCAGAAAAAAGCCTCATGCATGCAACCGGCAACGAGGTCGAACAAGCGTATCAACGTTCTGATTTGCTCGAGCAAAGGCGGACCGTTATGCAGGCATGGGCTGACACGATCATGCCGAAGAAGTGACATTTTCCGCGAGCACAAAAAAAGCGCCCCACCTACCGTTACTGGTAAGTGGGGCATTTTCATAGAAAACCGCGCGGAGTGAGCGTCATGCAGGTACAGATAGGCTTGCGCGGTGTTGTTGCAGGGAGTTTAGCACTTCACCGGCTCACAATCATCGCAATAGCGTCTTTGTCTATCGCAGTGCGCTCAGATAGTTCGACACCTCTTCGAACCAACTCCGTGCCTCTTTCGAGTAAGTCTGCGCAGCGGGCAAGCTGCTTTCTTTCAGCGTCGCAGGTACCACCGGCGGATGCGGACAATCGACTGCGAGCGTCGGCTGCTTGCTTGCGCACCCGGTCAACGTCATCAGACAAACGCTCGACATTAGCCAAAGCTTTGTCACGCTCTTCCCACGCCTCGACAAGGGACTGATGCTGCACTCTTTCTTTCTCACGATACTTCTCCTCAAGCGCTTGAGAGCGGGATGCGTAATCCTCGCGAAGGGCCGCGATATCCTCTCCGTAGAGCGCTGCGGCATACTGGTAGCCAGCAACGGAACAACCGATCGCTAGAGCTAGAGCACCAAAAAATGTTACTCGATTCGTCATTAAGGAAGCCTGCGATAAAGATCAAATCCAAAGCACACGAGAATCAGCATGTTGCGGTTGAACACGTCCATCACCATATCCCCGCGCCACTTCCCAACCCCTTCGTTTGAAAGATGTGTTGGATAACTGTGGAACTTGAGCCAGGTTATTGGAATTTGAGCCAGAAGTGCGCCTATCAAAATCATGCCGAAGGTCCGCTCCCACGGGCTGTAGAGCTCTTCAATGAAATCCGGCATCAGAGCCCATCCGTTTTCTTTCGCGATATCCGACACAGTTCCGACAAACACAAGCCACAACATCAGAACCAATACAAACGACGCGGCCGAATAAACGGCATATTCTCGTCTCGTTAGGTTTCGGTCAGACACAATAAAAGCCTTCAGAAAAGCGAAATAGAATATGGATAAAGAAGCTATAATTGTCCTCATAGAACCTCAGTGCAAAAAGGTCTATCAAAAGCCGTTCGGTCGCCACAACCGAGCGGCTTTAATTTTATCCGTCCCTACAGCTTGAAACCCTTCACGGGATTCAGGTAGATACCGACGTACTGTGCCTTCTTGTCTCGGGATCCCCACAGCTTCCAACCCACGTTGATCCGCACACAGCACGGCCTGCCGAGCAACCTGTAGTGCTTGATGTAGTACAGCTGGAACGCGATGAGCTTCCCATCGCGGCGGCAACGCCTGCGGCACGTGCCTGACACGCCGTTCGTGTCGGAGGCATTCTCATCGCCAGTCACCTCCCACGAGTCGCTCGAGCGCACCTCGACCCCGAGCACATTGATGTCGAAGCCGTAGCATGTGTTGCGCCACATCCACGCGACTCGACGTTTGTACGTCGCCCAGGCATCCGTCCCCGGCCATCGTTGCCAGTGGCCCTCGTCGCCGTCTGCGTCGTTGTCGTCAGTGGCGAACCAATCGAGCCATTTCGGCAGACGGTGCGTTTCCTTGTCCACGAAGAACGGAAGAACGGGCGCGAGGATCAAGCCGACGAGAAGCATCAGGTAGCTCAGAGGCATCGAAAGAAGCCAACGCAAGTAGACCATCTCAGTCCTCCCCAAGGAAAAGCTTCGCTTCGGACTTGCGGCGGCGGACGAGCCCCGGAAGCTCCTTGCCGCCCGCCTTCGTGATGTCGAGGAACTGATGCGCGGCCTGCTCGACGTCGCCTGCATTGAGGGCCCTCATGAGCCTCGGGCAGTTGTGCACGACGTAGGACGCGCCCACGTTGAATGCAAGGCTAACGAGCGCGACGTACTGGCCCTCAGTCACGTGCACATTCACGAACGGCGCAAGGGCCTTGACCACGGCCTCGATGTCCTTGCGCAGGAGCTCACGGCTCTGCGCGTAGGTGATCTCGTCGCCCTCATGCACGTCGGGGCCAGTGTGGCCGACGCCGATCGTCCAGATGCCCGCAGGGCACTTGTACGCCGTCAGCTTGCACCCCTCCCAAGCCTCGATAAAATCCATTGCGGACTCAGCCGAATACTCGCCAAAAGTCTTCATTTCAAATCCTCCTTATCCAGACCAAGGCGCTTCTGCAGAACGACCTCAAGAAGACGGATCACCCGCGTGCCGCCCCACCCTGCAAGGCCAGATAGCGCCCCGCATAGCTGAGGCGGGAAGCCTTCGTACGCAAGAATCTCGTATGAGATCAACCCGCACACGGCGCTAATCGCACCATGTAGGAAGAACTCTCTCCAAAGAAAAGCCTTACCTTCCTGGACCTTGAGCAAATATGAAAGCCAGCCGCAGATCGTCGCAAAACCACCTGCGGCGGCCAGAATCTGCCCGTCACTTAAATCTCTGTATGTCATATAACCTCCCGCATGCTCTGAGTCTCTTACGCTTTGCAAAGCACACGCGCACAAAAAAACTCCCCCGAGGGATATTCTTGAGGGAGTTGACGTTGGTTTAGGGACGCGAAGCTCAAAGAAAGGGGACCCCGCAGTTCTCAGAAAAAGGCCGCGCAGACATAGCCGGCGACCGCGCCAACCAAAAAACCAACCGGTCCCCAGAAGAGCCGAGTCTTGCGTCGCGTCTCCGCATCGAGCAGAGCCTTCTGGGCTTCCACCTTGGCGATTAGCTCGTCCGTCACTTCCTCGACCTTGACGCCGAGTTTGTCGAGCCATTTCTGCACTTCTTTTTTCGTCATTTCAGTCACCTTTTCCTTCAGCGCCTCTTTCAGCGCCTTGACAATCAAATCCCACACGCCAGAAGGCGGTGTGATAAAGTTATGTGTACGTACCCTGCTCTGCTCATGGTTGATCCAACAACCTTGAGCCATTTTTGCATCCATATCAAATATGTTTCAAAATATCGTCAACCTCCATACTAGAATCCCACATCTGAACGCCACCCTAGCATCCACCTATTCGAAATACCGAAAGTTTTTCCCAAAAATCGTCCGTCCACTGGTGGAACAGTACATCTACAAGATCAGTATCGATGCATTCGATAGTTGTTTCTCTCTCGGTAGTAACTGTTTGGCCGCCACGATCCTTAGGGAGATCAACCTTCGAAAATGCAGCGGTCCATTCGACTGGATTGCCGGCCTTCCGTACCTGACAAAGTTGGAACTCATTGAGAAACGTTTCTCAGGAATGTTGAACCGCGAAGATCTGGAATACACGGAACAAAAAGCACCGGAAGGCACCATTCATGTTTTCAATCGCAAAAATAACGCTCTATTCATCCACGACTTCAAAGACGACTCAGAAGAAGATTATCAGCGCGTAACGGAAAAGTACGCCAGAAGACAGAAGCGTTTCTTTTCATTGACAACCAACGCCAAGGTTATGTTGCTGTATATCGAAGGCGGCAACGACAACTACGATTACGTCGAAAATATTGACGACGTAATCGAGGCCACTTGCCGCGTTAAACGCAACTTGAATGCAAGACGACTATCCGTCATTCTGTGCATAAAATCTGACCAGAATTACAACTTCACCGATGTTTATGAACGAGACGGTTGTGAAATTTACATTCAGCGCTTTGACTCCAAAGCTCTGAAAGCCGGCGAATGGACGCCGTATTCTACGGTGAACGACCTAACCAAGCGAACGATCGGGATTGCAGTCAATAGAAATTGACAGCCTTAATCTCTATGTGGTTCGCTCAAAATCACCTATCCGTAAGCACAATCGGTGCATCTTCGCGCGGGAAGCCTTCCTATGTCGGCACACCTCCCTATAGACTTTTGAGGAGTTGATAGAACACGATGCCCCATCAAAACCTCATTTGCGAGAACGTAAACTCAATGGCATCAAGCTCATCAACGTTTTCTGCTGCCTCTACCTGAGTACGATACGCCCATTTTTGAGCGTAGAGCGCCTGGGCATTCTGAATAATCTCGACCTGAAGTGTTTCTACCTGAGCCTTGTTCAGCTCGTGAAACTCGTTATTGTAGTCACAAAACATCGTAGTGCCATCGCCGATTGTTCTAAGGATGCCTTCAACGTCGCGATTCGCTCTGTCGTTCGCATCAATCTCAAATCCCAACGAGGAGAAAACGTGAGCGTCCGATTCTGCTGCTTCATGCGCCGCGTTGAGTCCATCGAGTTTTCTGGCTTTGACATTCGGAAAACTGTTGTATTCCGCCTCAGCCTCTTGACGCTCTTTCTCGAGTTTGTCTTTTTCGGCTTGCCACAAATCAACGTAAGGCTTCACATAGTCATCATAGTGTTCTTCGCCGAAATGATTTGCGGTAGATTCCCCTTTAATCTGATACGAACATTGCCCACTAACATTCCACCAAATTTCAATAATTTCATTGGCATCTACATCAGTCGGCAATTTTTTCATTTGTTCGCGCGTAAAAGAAAAACTAAGCCCGTATTTATTGACATAAATAGTTTGCCGATCAAATTGAACTAATACCTCTAAATCTTTCATGTCTTTTACTCCCATTAAAAATTAAGCCGTGCGTTTCCAAATATTAACGACTTCATACGGCGGCATGTTGTTATGAGCATTACCACTACCAGATTCTGCTACAGAGCCACCACTAGTCGTGTAAAAACTGTACTTATACGTTGCACCATTAGCTGCACCGCCACCAGCACCATTACCTTTAGCGGTTTGAGAAAACGCCCCGTTCGTAGCATCGCCGTTCCAACAATGCGTTGCGGTAAACTGACCAGTCGAACTAACGCTACCAATACCGTGTTTGTGCCGCGGCATTTCGCTTTCAGTAAGCGTATGCATCTCTTCGCCACCCGTCGCTCCGACTCCCCGACTACCCGCACCAAGCAAGAAGCGATTTTCAACCTTTACCCAAGTACCGCCCCATGAGACGTTAGGGTCGAAAGCTACATCGGCAGAGAGATAGGTCGTACCAACAGGGAAATATGCATCCAAAACAATCTTTTTGACGGCTACCGCAAGCGACACATCGCCATTTCCATCTGCAAAATAGCCATTGATCGAACGCACATGCGTCCGAACGGTCCATTCAACCGTCCCGTCTGCAATGACCTGACCATGCGTGACACTACGCGTATCGAGCAGGTCCGCACTCGTAGTCCCCGCTTTCGTGCATTCGAGGAAGCGCTCGTACTGGAAGGCACAGTCCACCTTATCGCCGACGTTGTAGGCCGTAGACTTACGTCGGAACTCGTTGATTTCGTAGATCAGCTGAGTGCAGACCACTGTCTGGGGAGCTTCGTTCAAAACGTCCTCTTCGGCAGCAAGGCGCACAAGACCAAATTTACTCGTCGTCGCGTTCGGCAACGTCACTTCGCCAGAAGCATCAGGCGCGACGCTGTTCACCGTCTTCACGGCCCCGGACTCGCTCCACTTCCCGAAGGTCACCCCATTATTGCAGTTGCGCCAAAAGGTGCGGACTGTGTTGTCGGTTTGGTTCGGAACGTAGCAGACTTGCACGATGTTCCCGCTGATGGGCGCCCCCGTGTCGTAGGCCTGCACAATGCAGAACGTGCAAGCAATCGGAGTATTCTTCAGCGTCCCACTACAGGCCCATGTTTTGTCATCAAGCAGCGTGTTCAGGTCCGCGTTGGCGATCTGGATCGTGTGATCTCGCTTATTCGCCAAGCCCTTCGTCAGCTCATCTTTTGTCGCCAGATGACTCATGTCGACATCGATCTGAATGTCGCCATTGCTGTCAGGCTTCTTCTTGTTCACAGTACGCACGGCGTCTTCAACATTTTCGACGCGCGTAATCGGAAACTGAATGACGGTGTTACCCGCCTCATCCGTCGTCGTAAAGACGATATCCTGTTCTTTCAGAGCCATTATTCAGCTCCCTCCTTTGTTTTTGATAAGCCGTAGTCCGGCTTTGTCGGTGCTCGGTCTCGGATCTCGCTGCATGTCTTGAGCCTTGCGAAGGCCGAGGCCTCCTCCTTGGTGACGACCTCGGCTTTCTTCGCATACTCATCGCTAAGGCTCTTCTCAAGCTTCGCTTTGAAATTGGCGAGCCCGTTTAAGTCGAGAAAACTGTTAGCCATGAGCACACCCCCTTACGCGAAGAGGGCGTCGATCTCTTCGTTCGTAATGCCAGTCATCGTGATCATCGGGGCCATCGGGTCCCAACTTTCGCCGTTCCAGACGACATTCATTCCTGCGTCAATCTGATGAGAAGGATCGGCACTCTCGACGTTGTACATATCGCCTGCCTTCACATCCTTGGTCGGCAGAGCCTCATAGTTTTCGACAGAGCCCTTGTAATTCACGGCACTCGCAATATCCGTTTTTAGAGCGTACGGCGTGAGATCGATATTGACGCCCTTCGAACTGACCGGCAGAGCACCGCCGTTGACGCTCACTTTTTCGAGTACGTTGACCTGAGCTCCCACAGCGACTCCTTGCAATTTTGTGAAGTCGGCAGCAGACATCAGCCCCGCAGCATCAGCCGTGGCCGGGCCATACGTCGTGTCCTGCGCCGGAATACCGAGTGCCGTGATGTCGCCCTTGACAACCTTCGTGCCGAGGGTAACGTGTCCATTGCCGTCGGTCGTGATTTTGTAGAGCCCAGACACAAGAGCGCCTGCCGTCACGGTCGGATGGACATAAACGGGCGTCTCCACGTCATTGATCTGGATGTTCCCGTTCGTTTCAGAGTTTTCGACCTTCGTCGCCTGAGCCGCGATACCTTGCAACTTGGCGAAGTCTCCCTTGCTCATCAGACCGTTTTTCTGATCCGTTGCAAGCTCATAGATCGTCTGCGGCATCGTTACCGTTGCGAGCGTTGCACCAGAGACGCTCTTCAACGTGATCGTGCGCCCCTCGATCGTCATCTGCCCGGCAACGACCGTCTTCAATTTGCTGTCGTAATGAGTCAAACCTTGCTTGTCTAAAAAAGCATTCAAAGCACTCATTTTTCTCACTCCCTTTACGATTAAAAAAGATTGTCAATGAAAGAGTTGTCGATGCGTTCGACGAAAGAGGTGCCATCCTGACCGTCCTCTCCGTCCTTACCAGGCGCACCGTCCTTTCCCGGCGGCCCCTGAATGCCAGGAACCTCAACGGTCACGACCTTGGGAACGATGTCCTGACATTGAGCATCTACTTGAATTTCTTCTTCTGACGTGATTTGCGCAGTAATTGCGAGCTCACGCCTTGCGCGCGCATTTAACACGAGTCACCTCCGGGGAGACCTTGATTTTTCCCTCAACGACCCGCGTGATTTCGCCGTCCGGAGACTGAAGCTCCAGGTCGTACAGCACCGTGTCACCCGGGTACCCTTCTGTGTTTTCATGTTTGAATTTCGCTGTGACCTTTCCCGCCGATTCATCGAGCAGAAGACGACCATTACACGTCGTCAGCGTGTCAATTGCTTCCTCGCTGAATGCGTACCTGCGCAACTGCATAGCGGCTGAATATCCTGTCAGGTCAAGCGGACCGTTCTTGTCGCTCAGGATGAAGGACACCGTCTTATCGGAGCCTTGATCGAGCGTAAAATTTTTGACCGCTGCCATGTTTCCACCTCCTTCAACTCAGGCCGTAATCGGGCTTTTCAGGAGCGCGGTCCCTTCGATCGCCTATGTCCTTCGAGAGATTGACAGAGATTGTTCCGTCAACATCAACGTCGACGTTCTTGCCGATCTTGATGTGACCCAGCTTGTCAGCAGTTGCAGCCGTCAGCTCGTGGACGATGCCAGTTGCGACAGCGCCCGTCTGGTCGACGGCTTCAGGAGCTCCGCCCGCCCCCGGACGGATCAACTTCCCCGCATTCTGTGCGGCCATGAGGCTCTTGTATGCCTCGTCTGAAACCGCCACCTTGTCGGCGGGCATGACATCCACCGACACAATCTCCGTGCAGTAAAAAGCGCGTTGAGACGCGCTGTAGAAGTAAGCCATTCTGTCCTCTCCTTTCAGAATCCGAGTGCCATCCAAAGCGCCGGGACTTTACCGTTTGCGTTGTGCTTGAAGGTCGCGTTCCCCTTCGTCAAGCCAGTAGCGACGAAGTCTGCTGAAACGTCCCCGGTCGGAGTTGCGTTCGCAAAAACGACTCCAGTCGGGAAAGCAACAGGGAAGGCAACGACGGTCGAACCATCGGCGGCAATCGAAGTCTTACCCCACTGCACAATCAAGCCATTCGGCAACTTCTGAAAGCCGCTGTCGCCATGATTCTTCAAAAAGGCAGACAGCAACCCAAACGGCGTCACAGCCTTCGTGTTGTCCTTTCCTGAAAGCACTTCAGCCGGAACGGCGATGCGGATCAAACCGGTGCGGATTTCCGTCGCTGTTCGAGCGCTGAGACTATTCGGCGTGACGGCACGCGTTCCATCTGTTCCCGCGATCGTTTCTTCATTCGTCGCAAGCTCGACAACGCCGAGAGTCGTTGTCGTTGCGAGCGGGTTCAAGAAGTTCGTATCGCCGAAAGCGATAGAGTCCGCAGAGAAGTCCGTCACCGAAAGATCAATCGCGAGCAGCGCCTGCGACTGTGAAGCCTTCTGGATGATCGGAACCGTCTGCGAGCAAACCGCGAAAAGGGTTCCGCTCGCCGTGTAGAGACCGACCTCATAGACTGTGTAGGCCTCAGTCGAATCGTCACGAGCCGCAAGGTGGATGACGTTGTCTCCAACCGCACCTCCTGCGATGGTCGTCAGACGATTGAACTCTTCCTTCAAGGCCGTCTGGTCGTTCGTTGGCGTGTATTGCCCCGTGCCGTATCCCACCTCGGTGATGACGACGGGCGCGGTACCAGACTGCTCGGCGTTGACGACCTCTGCCAGACCGGCATCAGTGATCAAAATTGTGTTGGCCATTATTCGGCACCTCCTTGTTTCGCCAGAGCAGCAGCCACAGCCGCATCAACAACGGCTTTCAGAGTTGCTGGCGTGATGAGCTTCGTCGTCGACGTGCCAACCTTCGCCTCTTCAACCGTAGCAATTCGCGCATCGAGCGCAGCCTTTCCTGTCGCGGGCGTCATTGCCTTCAGAGCGTCTGTTCCGGCTGTAGCTTCAACCGCAGAAGCAATCTGAATCAGCCCCTTGGCGGCTTCACTTGCGTCCGGGGTCGCCTCATCGACGACAGCCTTTAAACCCGCAGGAGTAACGGCGCGTTCTTTGTCCGTCCCTGCCTTTGCCTCTGCCTCGGTCGCCAGTTCGACAAGACCGTTTCGTCCGGTCGTAGCTTTCAAGCCTCGAAGGCCGAGAGGCGTCACATAGAGCGTCCCGGACTTCCCTTCGATCGTTTCCGCTTCGGAAGCAGCCGCGCCTTTCAGGGTCGCAGGCGTGAGAGCAGCCGCGCCTTCCGTTCCCGCCTTCGCTTCGCCTTCCGATGCTGTGCGGATGAGACCCGCACGCTTTGCCGTAGAAGTCAAGCTCTTCAGACTGGCGGGCGTCACGACTCGCTGCGTATCGGTCCCTGCCTGCGTTTCTTCGTCAGTAGCAAGCTCAACGATTCCTGCGTTTTCACGTGTTGCGGCTGTGAAAGAGAAAGACATGTCGCCGAAAGTGACGTTCCCGGTGCTGACGCCTTCGAGCTTCATGTCGATAGCAAGGAGCAAATTGCTTGACTCCTGCTTTGCAATGATCGGAGTGCTCTGCGAGTAGACCGCGAAAAGCGTCCCGTCAGAAAGGAAAAGGCCGAACTCGCACACCTCGTACGCGCCCGGCCCGTCGTCCTTGCATGCGACGTGAATCGCATTGTCACCTGCTTGCCCACCTTCGAGAATCGGCAAGCGCTTGACTTGAGCTTGTAACTGTGTCTGCTCCTTACTTGCTGTGTATTTGCCGGTGCCGACACCGATCTCAGAAATGGTGACGGCGTTGGTCCCGGTCTCTTTTGCGTTGATAACGGCCTGAATACCTGCCGTCGTCAAAACGATGTCCATAAAAACCCCTCCTTATTTTGCGAGGCCGACGAGCGAGCGCATCGCGATAGGCCGTGCCCCGACGAAAATGCCGACAGCCGCATCAATGTCTCGGCTCACAATCTCTTCAGAGCGAATACGCGTGTAAGCCACCGGGCGAAGATAACCGTCAACACCCATGCCGCCCTGTAGCTGTCTCACGAGCACGAAGGTGTAATGCGAACGGACTGGCTTCGCGTCGTCGACGAGCGCGAAAAGGTCCTCCTGCATTTCGGCATCAAGCGTGCCGTCTATGTTTCCAAGCGTCGCCTGAATCTCGAACGTGTGAGGCGTTCCCTTGGGTTCCATCTGCCACCACTCTCTGATGGTCGCAGCCGAACCGATCGAAGAAACGGCATCTTTGACAGCACGAAGCGTCCCTTTCTTTCGCTTTTCCCTCACAACGTTTTTCAGGACGCTACGCTTCAAAGCAACGGGCCAGGAATCGCGCCAGACGCTCGCATCCCACCCATAGGCGACGTGGTCGAGCTGCGTGCTCGTGAGCTTGTCAATGCTGACGTAAATCGACGGAAGATCAACCGCCGCCGTCATATCGAGCAACTGCTTGTCGAGCGCCGTCGCGCTGTGCCTGACGTTGTCGTCTTGAGCAATTGAGTCCGGAAGCAAGTCGCTCAGCCTTACCTCCGCGAGCTCCTTACTCATCCTTGTAGCCCTCGTAAACGATCTTCACGCCCGTGCACTGCGCGACCTGGTCGCTTTCGAGCTTCTGGAAATCAACTGGCTTCATCGTCGGGTTGTCGATGCGCGAAGCTCCCGCCTGCATGACGTACTGAATGAGCCTTGCAGGGAGAATGTCGCGCCCGATTTTTCCTTGCTGCCACACGCGGTATTTTTCGACCGCCTTTTCAACATCAGATTTGATCTGCTCGGCGCGCGAACTGTCCTCGCGACTGATCCAGTAATGAATCTCAAGCTCATAATTCACGGCCTTCGGCGCAAGCACCTGGACGAAGTCCGTGAGAGGTCGACGCGTTTCATCACTCAAGTACGCATCGATCTGCTCAAGCGTTTCTTTTGAAGGCAATTCACCGCCCGCGAGCAGAACGTAAACATCGACCTCGCCTGGTGTCGGGGAGGTGACAGAAACGTCTAGCACGGAGCTCGACACGCTCTTCGCATGGTAGACATACGCCTTCTCAGGACCTGCAACAGAGAAGCCGTTCGGTGCGAGGCGAATGCGCTCTGCAAGAGACTCGTCGCTTTCCGCTTCGGAACCGCCCGTCGTGATCGTTGTGTTTTCAGCTTTCGAGACGAACGTCATCGGCTTGACGATCGTGTTGACCTGCCCGGCAAGGTAATCGTTGCCGATCGTACCCGCAACGGTGCAGGATGCCGTGACACTCCCTTCGAGCTTACCTTTCTCAATATTGAGTTCATGGTCCGTCGCGAAGGTCACAACCCCGTTCGTCACCTCAGTTCCAGCAGGGATCGTGTAGACCGTCGCCAGAGCCTGCGAAAGCGTGAATTTGATCGTCGTAACGGCCCTACTTTCGGCAAGACGCGTAACGCTCAAAAGCGTACCGAGCGCATCGAGATAGCCGTCCTGAGCGTATGAAAGCAGATTCTGCTGTGCCGCCAGATTCACGGCAGTGCGCTGCTGAATGATGACAGCAGCGAGGCTCAACAGGTAGAGGCGAACCGGGTCCCCCGCCGCGAGTGTGCGTCCGCTCGCTTGCTCGTACCCAGTAATGATCTCAGCCTTGATGGTCTCGGCATCTGTTTCCAAAAATTCAACCGCCGGTAAGTGCCAGCGTGGAATGGTTTCTGCCATGCCTTACTCCTCCTCTCCGATTTGAACGACGACACGCGGCTTCAAAATGCCGTCCATCGCGCTCGCCGTATCCTCGTCAAAGTCGACAGAAACGACTGTTGCCCTCGGCTCGTACTCTTCAATCGCGTCGATCACCTCAGACCGCATCAGCATCTTTGCAACCGGCATCGGCTTGTCGATATGTGCCCACGTCAGACCGAAATCTCGGTCCAATGGCACAGACCCTTTTCGCGTACTGAGGATCGTCCGCACGTTCTGCAGAATCTCTCGTACCTCGTCAGACGGCGCGAAGTCGACTTGACTGGACAGCGTTACTGTGTATTGCGCCATTTATGCCGCCTCCTTTAACGTGATGCTGACCTCAGCAGAGACGCAGATGCCTATGTTGTTGTGATACTTGCGCTCCTCACCAATCGACTCAATGACGAACTTTCCAAGGTAATCTGGCCCGATGAGCAGTCGCTCCGCCTGTTTCTTCTCGAGCATTTTTTTGAGCTGAATGAGCGCTGTCAAAGGCGGCGTCCCCAACATTGAGTTCAGCTGAATGTTGAAGCTGACCTCCGTAAGCCCAGGGCCGATGTACTCAAGCACCGGCTTCTTTCCGATGATCTCGTGCGTCGCCCATCTGGCGCTGCGCGAGACGGACAGGTCCTTGAATGTGAATGTCACTGCACTACTGCAGAGAAAAGGCAGTTTGCCGAAAATGCCAACCGCACTGAAACCCAAGCCCATAGGAAGGCCCTCCTTTCTTATTTCGGCTTGCTCACGTCGGCCCCGTCACCTTGTTCAGTGTGAACGTGTGTCATGAGACTGATGCCGCCTGCCGTAATGTCACCGCTAGACGTCATCGAGCCCTTGAGTTCGATCGTCCCAGAGACAGAAGCCGTAGCACCGGAACCTCCAGAAATCGCCATGCCACCCTTCCCGGTGATCATCTTGTCGACCGTCAAGGTCCCCGTCACGTGCGTGTCGGGCGAGTTGATGGTCGTGCTAGACGAAGCATTCACGATGGCCGTCTCTGTGTTTACCGTTGTCGACGAACTTGCATTGACGGTGCAGTCCGTGCAATTGATCGTCAAAGCATTCGGCACCGTAATGGAGCCGTCCTGTCGATTGAACACAATCTCCGTACCGTCAATCGTCACAGTGAGCTTGTGCTCCTGGCGGTCGTAGCAGACGCGCGTATCGTCGTCGAAGACAACCGTGCGCCGGTTCTCGGTCGATTCCGGAGGCGTTACTTCGCCCGCGTAAATCGAACCGATGATGACGCCGTCTTCCTGCCCTTCACCGAAGAAAAGTACGATTGTGTCTTCGCCCACATCGGGCATCGCAAAGTCGTGATTCTTGAGCGTGTTGCGCTGAAGAACGGGTAGGTCGTAGCTCACGAGTCCATCCTCGTCGTCGAAAACAACGCGAGCAGTACATTTCGCAGGATCGATGCTCGATACCTCACCAATTTTGATGAGGCTCGGCACATCAGGAACTTTCCAAAGTGCGTCCATGCCGCACCTCCTCAATAGTTGTTGTTGACGCGTCGAACCGAAAGGCTCGTCACGTAGCCGCTCGTGCTGACGCTGTGCGAAGCGCTCTCGATGATGAACGCCCCATCGAACGACCCGAAGCCTTTCAGATTGATGACGACACCCGCCACAAGGGACGTGTCGCCGACAAGAGAAAGGCTACCGGTCATCTTTCGCAGATTGAGCTTGCGCAGCGTCGCTTTGGCGATCCGCTTAGCTTCGGAAATTGAAGTCGCACGCTTCTTGACCTGGTACTCCTGACCGTTGTCATCGGCGTTCGGGTCGACGTAGGTGTACGTCATGACGGCGGGATTTTTCTTCTCTGGAACGGCATCGATGTCGTACTCGTTCGACGTGTAGCCGCCTGCGGAGGACTTCTTCTTTTCCTTAGGGTTGCGGTATGAGATCGTGCAACTCTTGTACGTCTCAGACTGCTGCGACTCAAAGTCCCACGAAAGAATATCCGAAACGCCCAGCGTGAGTGTTTTGACCGGCTTCTTCTTCTCGTAGAAAGCCTGGTCGAAGATCACAATCTGCGAGTCCGTCACCTTGATCGAAAGCCCGGCGTCTTCACATAGGCGCGAGAGAAACTTCAAGTTGCTTTCTGCCTTCTGATCCTGTCGGTCGTAGCTCGGGTTCTCCTTCGAATCAAAGAGGAGCTTGACTTTCGCGGCCGCCGCTATCTCCTGAGCGATGCCCTTTAGCGTTTTCTTTTCCCATGCCTTTGTCACCATCTTTCGACGGATCGGTGTATTCATCGGGACCGACACGGCCCGCATCTCGAAAACACGAGGCGAGCCACTGGTGCGGAGCGAATCGACGAAGAACTTTCCGCAGAAAAGCTCGCGCTCTTTCTTCCCATCAACCGTCCCGGATCCGATGTAAGCTCGGACGACTTCACCGCCGTCCGGCTTCCACTTGCTCGCCCACTTTCCCGTCGGGTCCTTCAAAGTGATGCTGATTTCGTCAGCCTCATTTGTCTCTTTGTCGTCGTACGTGAAAGAGAGCAGATCCGGCAGAATGTCCTCCGACACCGACTTGCCGGCTTCGGTGAAGAGGAGCCTCAAATTGGTCTGGATGGGGCCACTCATCGCGTTCCCTCCGGACGCTTCCAAGGCGGCAGATTCTCGGCAAACTCAGCCGATTCCGTGTCAATGTCCGGCACATTGAGCACAACGCCAGCACTAAAGAACACCGTCTTCCGGTGCTGTAAATTCGCGCGGATCAACTGGTCCATCAAAGCTTCGGAGCCATAGACTCGTTTGGCGATGATGTCCCAGGTGTCCTGCGCGACGGTCGTGTATGTCTTCACGTCACCGCCTCCTTATGCAAAAGATAGACGCTGCTGATCCGCCATAAGACGGCGCAGGTCCTTTTCAAGCTGTCGGCGACCTTCATCAAGGCCGCGCTTCACGCCTTCGTAGGCATCACCAGAGCCGCCCGAAACGTTGATGACAGGAGCGAAATTGACGGTGATGCCGCCTCCCATGCCGACCCCGGCACCGAGCATGTTCGAGAGCTTCGACAGCGGAATAACCGCCTCAGGCTCCCCACCCTCGCCGATATTGGCAAGCGTTGAGCGCGTTGCGATGCCGCCCGTAGCAAGCTGCGGAATCTTCGGTAGGTTGACACCAAATGTCTGACCGCCGAATTTCGGAACCCACTCCGGAATATCAACCGAAATGCCGTTGATCGCGCCGATTGCGCCATTCACCAGATTAATGACGTTGTTGATTGGAGCCTTCGCAATACCAACAAGCGCCTGAAACGCGTTCGAGAAGATGCCCTTGACGTTTTCCCAGGCCGCCGACCATTGACCAGTGAAGACGTTTTTCACGAACCCGATGAGATTCGAGAAGACACCCCAGACATTCTTCGCAACGTCAGCGACAATCGCGAAATTTGCCTTCACGACCGAAGCAATGTTCGGGAAGTTCGAGGAGAACGAACTCCACAGCTCGACAGCCTTCGCCTTGATCGTGTCCCAGTTTTTGTAGACCGCGAGACCGGCTCCTACTAGCAACGTAAAAGCCGTAATGACGAAGCCGACAGGATTCGCACGCATTGCGCCATTGAGTAGCAGCATCGCCCCACGCATCAGCTTCGCCGCAGTCGTTGCAGCCATAACGACGAGCTTCCACGCACCGAGCGCAACGGCCTGAGCCTTCGACGCGATCGTCGCAAGCACCGTGCTGTTACGCATCCACAAAATGGCCTTCTGAATGTTCAGGAAGCCCTTGTACATGGAGATGACCGGGCTCGCCAAAAGCGCGAAGCTAAGCCGTAACGCATGAAAGGCAGCCACAGAACCGAGAATCGCTCCGCCGACCTTCATGGCCGTCAGAATCAACGACTGATTCTCACTCACCCACTTGATGACGCCCTCGCTACTTTTCACGAAGGCTTCTGCCGACTTTCGGACAGCTGGAAGAAGAGCGGTCCCGATTCCGCCGGCGACTAACTTGACCGCGTTACCTGCAATCTGCAGTGAGTTCGAAGTCGTGTCAGCCCTGGACTGGAACTCTTTCAGCATGGACCCGGCATACTGAGCCGGGTCGGAAATCATCGCAAAGTTGCCCGCAAGCAGGTCGCCCTGCTTGGCAAGCGTTGCAACCGCAGACTTGACGCCCGCTTCGTTCCCGAAGAGCGCGCCGATGATCGACGACTTCTGATCTTCTCGCAGGCCGTTGATGCGCTTGAAAACGTCCTGAATGGCCTTCTGAGCGTTCTCAGAGTTCGATGTCATCATGTGGGCCATTTTGCCCGCATCAATGCCGAGCTCTTCCATCGCCTTCTTCTGCCCCTTTGTTGCACCTTCACCAGACGACAACGCGTTAATGAAGGACATCATCGACGTCGAAGCTACTTCAGACGAAACGGACGCGGATCGGAAGGACCCTGCCAGAGCAGCAATCTGCTTCTCATTCATCGCAGTCAAGCCCTTAAGAGCACCACCAGATCGAGCAAGCACCTCGACAACATCCTTGGCGGATGCCGATGTGGTGTTGCCGATCTGGTTGACGATGTCAAACATCGCCTTACTCTGCTCGATGTTGATGCCCATCTTCGACTGGATGTCCGCATAGGCAGCACCAACCTCATCGCCCGTCATGTCGAAAGCGATTGCCATCTGGTTCTGAATTTCAACGAGCTTCAGGGCTTCGTCAGCCGTCTTTGCGATGCCGGACTGGAAGGCGTTCGCCGCCATTGCCGTCATGTCCTCAGTGCTCTTCGCATACTGGAGTGAGAGTTTCTGAATGCCGTCAAAGACTTGCTTGTAGTCGTCCGAGAACTTTCGGAGCTCGGCCTGCTGATCTTCAAAACTCATGGCCTGCTTGACCGGCGCACCTGCGGTTGCGGCAACCGTAGCACCAACGCCCATAAGAGTGCCCGCGCTGGAAGATCTCATTTCGCTCATCTTCCCTTGAGCATCACTGGCCTTTCCTAGGCGCTCGTTGATCTTCGCAAGCCTCTGTTGTGCCGCTCTAGCCCTGTCAGCTGATTGTGCGAGCGCATTCTGTCGCTCGATAAGCGTCCTCAGGTGCGTGCCGGTCGTTCCCATCTGCCCGTCGAGTTCGCGCAAAGAAGATCGATTCCGCTCAAGAGCAGCCTTCGACTTTTCAAGGGCGGCTTTCGCCTTATTGAACTCGGAGACCATCTGGGCGGACGGCTCCTTGGTCGCGCTCATTGCTCTTCCAAGTGCTGCGACCTTTTCTTTCGCACGGATGTACTCTCGCGAACTTTCGCCTACAGCCTTGCGTGCCTTTACCAGGCCGTCCATCTTTGCAGCTTTCGCATTCAGCGTAGCGAGTGAATCACCCATGCGGGCGACGGTCTCCTGCCCTTTCTTGAAGGTGTTCGCGAAGTCTCCGGAAAGCTTCCCCGCGATCTTGAAGGCAATGTCGTAAACCTTCGACATGAGGTCACCTCCTTACGAAAAAAGGCGATTTCCCGCCTTATTTTTTCTTCGCCGCCCGAGCTTCTGCTTCGAGCTGCTTTGTGATCGTCCTGTTCCATGATGCGAGCTCAATCAACGGCTCTTGCATCCATTCGAGAGCGCCGCCTTTCATGACGCGAGCAATAGACACCGCCGCCGACTTGACCTCATCGTCAGGATCAGACCGCTCCGCAACGCCGATCACCCCAACAAAAAATTGCTGACTTCCTGCCCGATTGCGCAGTAGTCCTTGGCGGGAAGGTTTTCCATGAACTCAATCGGAAGCTTCGCGGCCTTCGCTGCAAGGTACACGCAGAAATCAGTGTCCACGGCAACCAACGGAGAAATATTCCCCGCACGCGCCCATTCGCGCTTCACCGCAGACACATCCTTGCCAGTAAGGACATCAAGGTTCAGTTCGATCTCCGTGTACTTCTGGCCTTCAAACTCATATTCCTTAGAGAGGATGTACTTCATGTTTTTCACTCCTTTGTTTTGGGATTGCCGGGGCACGACTCATGCCGCCCCCGGCGTAGTGCTTTACGCCAAGCCCAGGTCCTTTCGAACGCTGGCGAGCTTGTCTTCCCCATCGAACTTGGCGATGAAGTTGTACTTGTCGATTTCGATGAGCTCCTTGCCATTCACAAGGACCTTCATGTAGATCACCTCGAACTCGCTTTCGCTGTCGGTCGTAGAGCCCACTTCGAACGATCCGAGCGAGATGCTCTTTGGCGTCGCACGCAGAGACACGCGCACCGGCACAGACGAATATTCGCCAAGTGCAGCATCGTAAACCTGCTGCGATCCGCGCAAATCGAGCGCATGCGCCTTCTGGTTCGCGAGCTTTGCAAGTTCGGGCGTGATGGTGCGCCAAGTGAAGGTCGCAGTCATCGAACCGAAGTGGCCGAGAATCGGGCTCTCAACTTCGCCGGCGATACCGGCTCCGCTGACCGTGTCGCTCATCGCTTCAATGGACGGGAGGTCCACATTCGCGACGCCGAGCAAGTCGTTTCCGTCGTTGTAAACGCGGAAGTTAATCAGGCGCTCGGGCACCTTGTTTCCAGTTGCCATAATTCAAGCCTCCTTATTCAAACAGCGTCGAGAGATAGCTAGCGTCGTATTCAAGGATGAAATCGATCTCGCGATTCGGAGACGGCGGCGTCACGTACACATGGAAGCGTGCGATGCCGTCCATCAGGTCCGTCGTCGGGTTTTCGCTCTCAAGGAACTCCACGCGACCGCCGAGGATGTACTGGCGAGCAGCGAGGCCGTTGAGCCAAATGTTTGCACTGTCAACAATCGTGTCGACCTGACGGCGGTTCAAAGGCGCATCCACGCGCTGCCAGAAGGCCTGAACAAGCGTGTTGCCGACCCAGTTGAACATTCGTCGAACCGGAATGAAGGAATCCTTCACGTCCGTGTTGCCCGGGTAGCAGGCCATTCGATTGCCCCAGCACACCCAACCGCCGATGAAGTTGAGAGCTGTCACGACGCCCTGGCCGTTCAGGTAAGCGCCGTTTTCAGGCCCCAGCCAAACCTCCTTGCCGTTCGAAAGGACCGTGGAAGTCATCTGGAAGTTCTTATTGGACGGGCTGACATACGGCGTGCTGTCGTTTTCACCGTCCACCTTGCCGATAAGGCCCATGAGCTGAGTACTCATGTGGTACGCCGTGCCAGAAAGGGCAAGCATCGGCCAACATGCGACTTGCGCCTCATCGACGACGTTATTGTTGTTCTTCCATTCAGCGACCTTCGAGTAGGAATCGACGGTATCTGTCGGAACATCAATCAGAGCAATAGCCCTGAAGTGTTCGTTGATGTTGACGGCCTTGGCCGCCATCACAGCCGCGACTTCAGGATCGCTCGAATACTTCGGAGCAACGATCTGCCCCGGGACAAGACGGAAGCGCGGGAAGCACTCGCCGACAAGTTCAAGACCGCTCTTTGCACCTTCAACGGAAACGCCGCCGATGATTTCCGACTTCGTCACAGCAGACGGATCGAGCTTATCAGCCGCAAACGTCAGCGAGGCGCCGACCGGCACCTTGAAGCTGTCCTCATCCTTCTTCGACGTGATGACCAGATGGCCTTGATCGTTGAAGGTTGCAACGAAGTCCGTGCCTTCCTGATAGGTCGTCACGTCCTGCGAGAGTTTCAAGGTAGACAAGATAATGCCGACCTCGGCAATCGTTGCGGAGCCCGTCTTCGAATCAAGCGTCACAGTCTTAGCCGTCGCCGTCTTCTTGTGCTTCGTAGGATCGAGCACATTGACAACGATGACCGGCGCGACGCCAAAGAGAGCGAACTGCGAATAAATCGCCTCACTCAGTGTGAAGTCGTACTTTTTTAGACCGCTCGCGCTGTCCTCGACCGGCGGCACGTAGCCGAAGGCAGCGACAGCCTCGTCATACGAGTAGCAGAGAACGGGCTTGTTGACGTTCGTCGGGTCGGTCATATTGACCGGAGCAGTCCCGACAATGAAAGGAATAGCCGCCTCCACCTGCACCGGCGGCAGGATCGAAGTCGGCACTTCGGAGATTTTTACCCCGTGGTTGTATGCCATGTTATGACCTCCTTAGAGTTCATTTTTAAGTTGACGCACATAGGCGTTCAGGATGTCGCCCTTCACACCAATGCGCTTTCTCGCCGTTGCCAACTCGGACACCTGGACGAAAAGCCCACGGAGGGCCTCACTCTTTTCGCGCATCGATACGATATGCGGAGGAAACGCCCCTGCACGGAACACCGCATTGCGCATCAGTGCACCACCGCCAAGAGTCGGGCCGATATAAACGACAACCTTTCCCTCGGTGGTTTGCGCCTTTTTATTTGTGGGTTTCTTCATAGTCATCAGAAGTCCTCCTCCTTATCAATTGGCTGCGGCGTGCGGATGTCCCACGTCGTCTGCATGTCGAGCTGCCAGTACGGATAGGGCTGCTCCGCATAGGTGCTCCACTTGATCGGGTGTTGCAACCGGTATCGATTGGCTAGAACCATCCCAGGCAAGGAGCACAACGCCGTGCGAATTCGGGCCATGACGTTCAGGCAATACTCGTGCCCGTCGTACTCTTCGGAGTAGGTCCCAACAATGATCGAGACCTTCACCTCCGTCGAGTCCTGATCGGTTGCACCTTCATCCGCTCTGACAAGAACGAAAGGAAAGTCGTCCTTCTGTCCAGTACGCTTCGGCGGCAGATACCCGTTGACGACCTGCGGAGCGCGAAGCTCGCCCTCTGCAAAACCGCGCTCAGGCTTCGTTGGAAGCGCGAAGTTCTTCACAGCCGCCGCAACCAGTTCACGGATCGCACGCGTCAATTTGTTTTCGACCATTCGGTCACCTCCTACACTTTCAAAATGCGGTTGACTTCGTGGTCAAGGCGCTTGACGATCATTTCATCGGTTCTCTCTTCGATTGCCTCCACAACCTCCGGATTGCCGATGATCGACGGGATTGAAGGGCCGAGCTTCTTCTCAATCGGAAGACGCTTTTTCCCTACGCGCTGCATGATCTTTCCCTGCCAAACAAAGGCCTGCCCCAAGGGCTTCATGCCGCCTTCGCGCTTTACAGACACGCGGACGCGCTTCCGGTTTGCACCAGTGCTGTCCGTTTTCGGCGAATGTTTGTAGGCCGCAAGACCGAGCATTGGACCTCGGCTCACAATCTCCGCTTCTAACTTTGCGTGCGTCGCCTTGCTCGTTGTGAGCGTCTGGCGAACATCTCCGGCCTTCACGGTGTAGCGAGCCCTAACCTCTTTCACGGCCTGCGTCTTCCCTGCCTGCGCCGCACGATTGATTGAGCGCATCATTGCAGTCTCAACGCCGCCCGGCACTTCGCTGAGGAGCTTTTTCGCTCGCTCGATCGCCTGGTCGGAAGTCACCTTGATGGATGAAGTGCTCATTGCTCATTCGCCTCCGTCACAATGACGAGCACGCCGCCCTCATTGCTGACAGACTTGACAAGATGAAGCGCGCCGTCGATGTTGAGAAGCTCGCCCTCGACCGGCGTTTCAATCACGCCGACTTCGACGTATATCGTCAGTTGGTTGACAAAAACGCCAAGGTATGAATCGTCGCCGTTCGCCTGCGTGATGATCTTGTCGAGAATGCACGGCACAACCTCATGGCCAATTTCGTGCTCCTCGGCAAACTCGTCGAGGTTGATGAAGACGTTCTGCACGTCAGCAGCAACGGAATCCTTGAAGGCACTCATCCCGCCACCTTCTTCGTCGTGCGACGCTTGACAGGTTGCTTGACTTCAACTTCTGGCTCATCTTCTGCTTCGGGAATCGGAGCAAAAGCAGCTTCCGGCGTCGGCAATGGAGCTTCTTCGACAGGGTCGTCCTCGACCTCATTCACGCCGACAAGCGCCAGATTTTCCTTGAGAAGCTGAAGGCCGACCGTATCGTCAACCTCGATCTCCTCGCCTGCCGTGTAGCGTTTGCCGGAAATGAGAAGGTTTTCTAAAAGAACAACTTTCATTTCTGTCCCTCCTACGAAAAAGGGCAGGTCGTATTGCCTGCCCTAATTCGGTTTTTGTCGCTCTTAAGCGAGAGCTTCGATGACGTGGAAGCCGTGAATCTGCTGAATGATCGGCAGCGGACGGCTCTTGATCTGCACAATACGACCAGACGGGTTGGCGCGCTGAACCCAAGAATCAGGGACACGAGCGCCTTCGTAGAACTTGACCGCATCATCACCGGTCAAGGAAACCAGGCCGTAAGCAAGCATCGTCTTCGCGTTCGGGCTTGCGAGCATGCAGAGTTTTTCGGGAACCATCGGCTGTTCCTTGCCGGCGTCATCCGTGTACCACTCGTCATAAGAGTAGATGTCAAGACCGGAGTCCTTGAGATAGCCCCAGTACGTCACGCCATTCGGCAAGTGCTGCGGATCAATCGCGCCCATGTCGACGCGACGCATATCGAGCTGATTGGCAGTCGTGAGCTTATCGAGGATCGTATCAAGCACCTTCGAGCCGCAGATCAGCTCGTGCGGAGTAAAGCCGCCGGACTGAATCATCGTGCGACGAAGCATACGAAGATCGCCCATGATCTGGGAGGCGTCAGCAGCGTCCCACTTCGTGCCCAAAGTAGTCTTCGGCTGCTCCTTCGCCTCCAGGTGAGCCCAGTAGTTCAGAACTTCATCGTAGCCTTCGCCCTTGACCGTCACCTTGCCCTGGAAAAGAGCCTCGGCGCACATGACCTCTTCACGACGCGTGATGATGTCGTCGAGGTCGGACAAGTCCTTGCCGAGGATTTCGGCAGCACGCTGCGTCGGGCTCTTTGCGGAGTAGATCGTTTCGCCAGGCAGGCGCTTCAGCATATCTTCTGCCGTCGTCACGCGCATCGGAGAAACTTCCGGCGCTTCGTAACTTTCCGTGCGGAAACCTTCGCGTGTCAGCACGACACCGCCAACCTTCGGGTTGACGAAGGGCGCAATCTTGCGACCGCCGCGACCGATGATGTCGAAGTCGATCTTCTGGGTGTGGAAGGTCGGGCGATTCGTAAAGTAGCGATCGCGCAACCAGGTGGAATTGCTCTTTTGGCCTTCTTCGACCATCGCGAGCATCGTGCGAGTAGTAAACATATCAATTGCCATTGTTGTAGTCCCTCCTGAGATTTAGATGCTCGGCTTGAAGAAGATGCTGACCTGACGAGCAGACGGCTTGAAGTCCGCAACGGCAGCGCTGTTCTCAGCGTTAAAAGAAAGAGCATCTTCGTTGAATTCGCCGGTGAGATACACGGCAGCGACCTTGTCGCCGGAAGCCGTATCCACGTCCTCGGCAAGAACTGCATACACTGCAGAAATCGTCGTCTTCCCAGAGTCAACCTTGCAGAGCGTGCCGTCCTTATCAAGCAGAGCGCCGCGCTTGAGCACGCCCTGGCTAGTCTTGACCATCATGCTGTCAGCAACAACCGGCATGATCTGCGACGCAGCGAAAAGATTGTCGACAGTCGTCGTATGAGTTTCTTGCATTGCCATTTCTTCTTCCTCCTTTACTTGCGAGCGAAGGCGCGCGCACCTGCTTCAATGGCCGCCTTCATTTCGGCGTCCTGCTTTGCCTTCGCTTCGGACTTGGGATCAAGACCCTCGTTGCCTTCGGGTTCGATGCCCTCAAGTGCCTTCGCGTCATTCGCGCGAGCCTTGAGCATCTGTGCGCCGCGAGCCTTGTCGGCCTTCAGGATCTGAACTGCAAGCGCTTCTGCGGTCGTCTTGCCGTCGAACTTCGCAGCGTTTACAAGGTTTTCATGACCGACGACAGCGATGTCTTCAATTGCCTGAATGCGTGCACGTTCCTGCGCAGCGCCTTCGACCATTGCTTCGTTGCGGATCACCTGAACCAGTTCAGGGTGTTCCGCCTTCAAGGTTTCAAGATTCATTTTCCGAACCTCCTTCTTTTGAACTGCGGACGCCTTCGGCTCTTCCGCGTGAATGAAACCTTCAGGTGCATTCGCAAAGAACTGCGCGCTCACCTTCAGGTTGTTGACCATAACGGCGTCACCCACCGCACGGTTTTCGACGACCTGGCTTTCGTCGATCTCGTCAGCAAAACCGAGCTCAACCGCTTCCTCAGCAGTCAAGAACGACTCTGCGTTCATTAGCTTGTCGAGAGTCTTTTCATCGAGACCGGTCTTCTCGCTGTAGATGTCGCGAACGCTGAGTCGAACCTTCTCAAGGTTTTCTGCCGCCTCCTTCATCTCGCGCGGCGTCAGAGCATCGGTGCTCATGCGCACGGGATGGACGAGCATCATTGAGCCGCGCGGCATGACCACCTTCGCATTCTTGGCGCTCGTGATGATCGTGGCCGCACTGGCCGCCATGCCCGCGACGGTGATCGTCACCGGGCCTTTATGACGGGAGATCAGGTTGTAGATCGCGATCCCCGTGTATACGCTCCCGCCCATCGAATTGATGTAAACGTTGAGCGGCTGGTCGTCGCGAACTACAGCCATGTCGGCCTTGAAACTCGACTCATCGAAACCCTGATCCCAAAAGCCCCCCCCAACCGACCCAAACAGGTCAAGCCGTGCGGGGGCATCTTGAGCAGCCGCCGTGAATTGATAGAACTTGTTCTTATTCATCTGTTTCCTCCTTCTCCGGTTCCGTCATCGGTTGAGCCGGAGCTGTCGCACTCAGACCGTCTTCCCTGCGCATTGCCTCCTCGCGTTTGCGCACAGCGTGGACCTGGTCGTACTTCATGCCAGTAAGCTCAGCCGCCTCTCGTTCGCGAGTGCTGAAGCCTTCATCGACTCGAACCTTCGCGGCATTGGCTTCCTTCAGCGGATCGAGCTGTCCCTGCGCATCGCCGAACCATTCGGCCCCGCACCATGCAGCACGGATCGCCGGGTCGTCAAAGAAGCCGGGCGCTTGCACACGCCCCTTCAAGACGGCCTCGGTGAGCCACTCCTCATAAATCGGCTGACAGAAATTCCCCACGAGCCATTCGCGGCGCATGCGGAACATCTTCCAAGCCTCGAGAAGCGAAGCCCTCGACGCGCTGTAGGACGCTGTGAAGTTCTTCACGAGAAGTTCGTAAGGAATCTCAAGCGCCGCACCGATCTGACGACAGATAGCAATCACGAAAGGATCAAAGTTGGGGTTCGGTCGACTCGGGTCCGCAATCTGAACCTCTTCACCTTCATCAAGGGCAACGATCGAGCCGTTCCCCATCTCATAGGCGTTTGGGGCCTTGTCGACCTGCATCGCCGGATTGAAGGCCGTCGCGAGTGGAGAATCGGGAGTGTTGCTCTTGACAAAAACTGTGAACATCCCGGACACGACCGCAGCCATCAGTTCGGCCTCTGAATACCTGGATAGTTGCTTCAGAGCCTCGATGACAGGAGCAAGCATCGGCACGCCTCGGCGCTGTGCTGGACGCTCTACGTCTGCCATGATATGCAGAACGTTTCGTCGACCTGTCGTCGTACCGAAAGCAAGCACGCGCTTCCATTCCTGCTGCAGGTCTTGACCGATGCGAGGGATCGCGCCCGGATGATGTTTCGCCACCCAATAGGCAACGGTCTCACCATACGTCCCGACCTCGATGCCGCCAAGAATGTTTGCAGTCGTAGAGGCATTGAGCGGATCGCACACGCGGTCGGCTTCAATGAGACCGATGCGCAGGTCGTAGGCGCAACCCTTGCGCGGAATGATCGGCATCGTCACAAAGACGTCTCCACTCATCAGAGCCGAAAGGAGCACCAAGGACTGAAGCTGAAAGAATGTCTGCCGGCGCTCGGCGTCGCAGTTCACGCTTTCAGACCACAGACGCCATTCGCGTTCGGTGTTCTCTTCCCATTCCTTCGCTTGCTCCTCTGTGAGACCGAGGAACTTCGCGTCGACCTGTGCATTCAGCGCAAGACCGGAACCGACAACGTTCGTTCGTACCGTCTTCAGAGCGCCGGTCGCAAGAGGCGACCCCATGTAGAGATCGCGCGAGCGATTGCGAAGCGTTTCCAAGTTGTCAACGATGTCCGCATCCGCATCGCTTCCGCCGGACAGCCATCCGATCAAGGACTTCTTTGCGTATGAGCCACCGTGCCGTGAATAGCCCGAGTTCAGAATTTCGAGCTTTCTTCGTGCCTCGAAGCGCTTCAACGCACGCTCAGGACTGATCGCCCTGATTGCTTTGTCAAGCAGATTCATTTGCAAGCCTCCTTACAGGTCGCGAGGGACTGCGCGCATCACGCGCGCCCCCTTACGTCCGTTTTCGAGCTTGTCGATTTCGTTGCGCCAGTACTTGATGCGAGCCGCAATATCTGAAAGCGAAGCTCTCGTTAAGCTACGCGTTCCGATTTTGTAAGACTGGCCAGAGGCAACCGCGCGTTCGGCATCGAGCCACATCTTCAGATTCGCGCGGGCCTCGTCTATGGTGATCCAAGACATGTCAATGCCTCCTTATTGTTTGATGTACTCCAAGAGGACGGAAGCTTGACAACTGTTGTCATCAGCTCCAGTCAATTCCTTGAGTCTTTCGAGTTCATCTCGCGTCTCGCAGGTAACCTTGAAGACAAGTTGACTCTGAGGACTCTCGTCGTCGACCGTCTCATCGTTTTCGATTTGGGCCGGGATTTCCGCCAGAAGAAGTGCATCGAGCTCTTCCTCAGAAAAGCCCATGACATCAAGATTGAAATCAACGTCCTGAAGTTCACCGAGCTCGATGCGAAGAAGCTCTTCGTCCCACCCGGCGTTGAGTGCCAACTGATTGTCGGCAATGCGCAGTGCTTTCTTCTGCGCGTCGGTGAGCCCCTTCAGGCGGATCGCCGGCACTTCCTTCATGCAGATCGACTTCGCGGCCAATGTTCGACCGTGGCCTGCAATGAGCTCATTGTGTTCATCAATCAATACAGGGTTTGTAAAACCGAACTCCTTGATCGATTCCGCGACTTGCTTTATTTGCTCGTCGCTGTGCGTTCGGGCGTTTCGCTCGTACGCTTTCAGATCGTCAACGTTGATGTATTCGATCTGCGTTTTCTGTTGTGCCACTAGGCTTCAACTCCTTTACAAGGTGATCCCCTTTGAAAGGGTTCCGCGCGACCTACGCGGAGCGGTCTGCTGCTTGAGTGCTCCCCCATTCGCATAAAACTCCTGCAAAAAATCGAAATTAGGCGAGAGAAGCTCCAGTGCAGCAGTCGCATAGACCGCGCAGTCAAGAGCCTCGTTTCGTTCGCGGATTTTCTTCCACGCCATTTTCGAGACACCTTTCTCGAAGTGTTTTTCAAGCACCTCAGCGGTCAGTTGCTTGAAGAAGTTTTCAGAGAAGCCCCTGTCCTCCTGCGACGCATAGTGCGCGAAGTTCGGACCAGGGTCCTGCACGGAAAGCCTGTTCATGACGAGCGACTTTCCACTGTCAACACCGAGCGTGAAGAGCGTTGCCTTCATCGCGTTGCTCTTCGTCGGCGTATTGATGAACGGGACACCGATGCCGCCGCGCCCCTTTACAGAGAAGACGCGCATTCGTTCGCGGGCTTTCGTATACTGGTAGACATTCGTCGTATATGTACCGTCACCCGAGTCGACGCAGGCACAAGCGACCGCAATGTGGACGCCGTTCAGCATCGAATGCTGGCGCTGCAGGACCGCGTCAAGTTGCTGCCATGTTCTCGCATCGTCCGGGCGGCCATAGAGCACTCGGTGCTCAATGCCCCAACACTCTCGGCCGACACCCCACCCGTAGACCGTGCATTCCAGTCGGTCGTGCTGAACGTCGATACCGGCGGTCAGTAGCAAGACGCCGTCTGGGAGAACGCCGTTTGCCGGATAGCTTTCGCGTCGGTTGAACAGTTGCTCCCAGTTGTCTGCATCGGGATTGCTCTCTTCCCACGCTTCGCCGAGCTTCAGGTTCACGAACTCCATGAGCCCGTGCTTGTCTCGGTTGTGGTTCACGGAAACAAACTCATCCACAAGGTCGTGAAGGTTCACCCACGGCGAGTACAACGCGTTGACGTGGTAGCCCTTGATCTTGCTGCCCGGGTTCGTTGCAATCCAACGGCCACTCTGTAGCAACTTCGGATCGGGCTTGTAGGCACCTCTCGTTATGCAGCCGCACTCTGGACAATGCATGCTTGCCGTCATCGGCAGCGCATTCCCTTCGTCGTCTTTCTGCCAGGTCACGTTTGCCCATTGCAGAATGTGTTCCTCACCGCAATGCGGGCACTTGACAAAGAATCGACGTTGATCACTTCGTTCGTACCAGTCGTCAATCTTCGACGCGCCTTTGATTGTCGGCGTGCTGACCAAAATGATCTTTCTGTTCCCGAAGTTCTGAGTTCGCTGAATGGCGAGTTTCAGAGGATCGCCTTCCTTCGTCACGCCGTAGCGGTCCACTTCGTCACAAAGAAGGACGCGGATCGGGCGAGACGCAAGACCAGCTGGCGAGTTCGCGCCGACAAGAGCCAGATAGCCACCAGGGAAATGCTTCATGCGAATAGTCGTACTTGACTTTTTCGCAGAGCCGCGACCGTCCTTCCCTTCTTCGAGCTTGCCTTGCAAGCCTGGAGAGTTCTGGAACATCGGCTCGATGCGCTCCTTCGAGAACGCCTCGGCCATTTCAACTGTCGGCTGAAGCATCAGCTGAGGAGCAGGCTCCTGGTCGGCGTAGTAGCCCATGATGTTCAGGAGCATCTCCGACTTGCCGAGCTGTGACGAGCAACACATGACGACGATTTCCGTGCGCCTGTCCGTCGCAGAGTCCATAGGCTCCTGCAGGTAGGGAGTTCGACTTGTGCGCCACATACCTGCTTCAGGAGACGTACCAGAAGCGACGACGCGGAACTTGTCGGCCCACTGGCTCCCGGTCAAACGAGAAATGGGACGGCAGGCCGTAGCCCACGCTTTCGACCAGATACCCATTCCATCACTCCTTTGCAAACCGCGAGCCGTTGATCGTTTTCAGAAGGTCGCGGAAAATGTCCTCAAGGACTTCCTCGGCTTCGCGCTGCGTCCGATTCTCAAGCAGGGCCGAGTAACGAGTCGGGGCGGAAATCGCGAAGTTTCGGAGCATCGCTGCTGCCTCTCTCGCGTCCGCCTCAACCTCAGCAACCGAGACATATTCGCCCTTGAGCTTTTTGTATTCGAGGTCCTTGATCTTTGCGGTCGCGACCTCTTTTGCGAGCCGGGCCTTGTTGAACGCCTCGTTAACGTTCAGCGCAGACGATATTTGCTTGTCGTCTTCGTCATCGCTCGTGAACACGTCCGCAGTCTTTCTGGACGTGCGACGGCTCGCCTTTTTTCGTTCTTCAGACTTGACCAGAGCCTTGAAGGCTTTCAGGCCTTCTTCTAACGGAATCTTTCCATCGACAAGAGGCAGCTCGCCAGTCTTGCACTTCCCGCTTACGTATGCGGCACTACGTCCGACCTGGCGCGCAAACTCTCGCATGCTGACGCCATCGTTCGCCATGCCAACACCTCATTTTGTTTGGTAATTCCATCTTCACGCGTTCGCGCTTTCGCTTCAATACCGGCGAGCGCCGGCAAGCGTAAACCGTTCACGGAAAGCGTAAAGTGAAATGTTCATAAACACCCTTTTGAAAATTGCATCTAGACCGTTTTCGGGGTCGGAACCGCCCGCAAGGGTCTCAATCCCCCGGAAGGACCCGTGCATGCTTGCGCGGCTTGTATGGCCCGCGCTTTCCTCGCCGTTGATTGCTGTTCTGCACTGCGTAAGTCGTCCACCTGCAGTTGTCTGGGCTGTACTCGCGGTCGTTGTCAATACGATCAATGGTGAGCCCTCGACAATAACCATGCTTGAGAGACCAGGTGCAGAAGACCTCGAAGTCATCGCGCCATTCATCGCAAACGAAGATGCCACGTGCACCGTAGTACTTGAACTTCTTGTTTGATGCGTTGTAGCAGCGCTCCTTCATAGTTCCCCAGATGAAGTACAGAAGGCGGTTATCCTTCCTGAGTCTTGCCTGGCGTTCAGCTTCACGCTGTTGAGCCATCACATCCTTCTGGGCTGCTTCAGCAAAGGAGCGGGATATATCCTGCCTCGCCGCCCCACCGCATTCACAGTTGATCCATCGTCCGCCGTTCTTCAGAGCTGTACGAATGGACGTGCCACGTCGAACGATCTCTGCGCCGCAGTTGGTGCACCTGAGCTTCCACATGGAATCGCCACGCGGCGTTGATCCCGCTGATGCAACGATCTCAAACAATCCAACGATCTGGCCGGGCTTGTGTACAATCTTTCTAGTCATACGACCTCTACTTCAGGTTGTAGAACGAGAAAGCCGCAAGAGTTGGTAGCTCCTGCGGCTTTCGTTTTATTGGGAATCTTATTGAGCGGGCTGAGGTTGAGCCTGCACCGGTTCCTGGCTCTTGTCATCGGTCACAGCATCGTAGACAGCATTGCCTGCCATCGATCCTGCGAACGATCCGGCAACAGTAGACCAGAAGCCACTGTTGGAAGATGCCGGCACCTGATTCACCGTCTGGTTGATGACGGTCGTGTTCTTCTTCACAACGGTCGTGCGCTTCGGTGCATAGCTCTTCGTAGGAGCAGGACGGGAGAACGAACGACCGCCGCTGAACCCACGACCACCTCGTGCTTCCGCTGCTGTAGAAACGAAAAAGGCGACCGCAATGGCCGCCACAATAGCTTTCTTCATATCATTCCTTTACACAAAATTACGCCCTACTCGATATTTCTCCATGAAGAGATGCATATCCGCTGCAGTAGAGTAAAATTTGATGCTCGAACTATCTAAACGGAGGGATGTTTATGGACCCCGTCATCACAAAGGCTGCCGCAGATGCGGCTGTGGCCGTATCTAAAGAGGCATACGAAGATATAGTTCATCCTGCCGCAACTAACATTGGGAAAACCGGGGGCTCTGGCACACGACTATTACACGCAATTTTCGGACGTGGTTGTGATGCTCTATCACTTAAATTTGAATTGTACTGGGATCGCGTAGAGCAAAACATTCGACGGCAAGCAGAGTCAATCCCACCTGAAGAAAGACAAGAGCCTAGCATCGGAATGACAAAGACAGTCCTGGACGGTCTTGCGGCGGCTATTGAAAACGAAGATCTTCAAAAGCTTTTCCTCAATTTGCTATGTGGTTCAATGGACAAAAGATCTGCTTCTGGAATCTTGCCTGTTTATGCCGATATCTTGAAACAAATGTGTCCCGACGAAGCTCTCCTCATGAGATACTTCGCGTCCCTACCAACACAGCAGGGGCCTATTCTTGAGGTTCGTGCAGCTTCAACTAGCCTAGATGAAGGATTTGTAGTTAAGCAAACCAATTTTTCTCTGTTTGGTTTTTACGCGAACTGCAACAATCCTCAAAACACACCAATTTATCTTGATAATTTACAAAGGCTTGGACTAATAACCCTTTCCTTTGAAAAGCATTTGGTAGACAACAATGCATACGACCAATTGGAGCACTTTAATGAAATTGAACAATTAAAAGAAAGCATCGAAGCAGATCAGACAAAAAAATGCGACTTTTCTCACGGGATCATGACACTGACTAATTTCGGAGCAAGCTTCTGTAAGGCATGCAAAATCACAGAGACAATTTAATCGTCCTCACAATGTCATCTATTTCTTTTTCGTGCCTATTAATCTTTGCTGCCAACACTCGAAAAGCCAAATACGCGATCACAAAACCAACACAACCAAATATCACCACTCCAAACATAATCGCATACATCATTTAGAACTCCAGGATGTAAAACAGGCGAGGATTCCTCCGCCCTGGCCTCGGAGCAAACTGCCCTAAGGTAGCGAAAAGGTAACCGCGCGGGTTGCGCATCGTTGAGAGGCGTGCGCGGTGTTGTAAACGAAAAAAGCCCGCAGTTCTTCACCACGGGCTCAATTACATCTTAACTCAAGCGGGCATCAGCTCTGAAACGCTTGCTAATGCTTGCGAGTTCATTTCTTCCGGGCACGCCGAAGCTCCCATACGGGAGCCCACGGAAAACCGGACTGCCAACTGCAGCTGTCATACGACCTTACTTGGTCATTTTACGCCTCCTTCTCCAAAGATTCAATAATTCGGAAGATCTGATTGACGGCTCGTTCCCTATGCATGTTGAGCGTCTTTTCCCCTAGCGAGAGCTCGCGTTCGATGTCCCTGGGGTGGCGCTTCTCGCAGTAGAACATGCGCAGAACGGCGCGGCTGACGTTACGCATTTCTCGATCTCTGTAAGCTCGGTCGATCAGGTTAGCGTCGTCGACGTCGATGCCCCGTCTCTCTGCCTGCGGCGGTCGCGTCGGCGGCTCGTCATCTCCCTCTTCCGCCTCGTGGTCATACCAGTAGCGAAGCGACTCACAGAAAACCAGCGTTGCTCCTTTCTTTGCTCGAGGGCATTCCCGATTAGCCCTTGCCCAATTCCGCAAACGCCGTTCTTGCTCTTTCGTGATCATCAGAACTCCTCGAATCTCCAACCGCCGCCGTCCTTTTTCGCTTGCTTGTAGACCGCGACGAAACGGAACGGGAACTTGTTCGCTGCGACCTTGATCTTTGCCCGTGCATCTTCAGTCCAGTAGCCCTTGACCTCGTGCATCTCAATAACGCCGTCCGCAAGCATGACAGCGAAGTCTGGCGTGTATCGGCAGCCGTCGGCCAACTTGAGCGTGACCCCCTCGAAGGCGTACCACAGGACTTCACCCGCCCGCTTGTGAAGCTCAAGCTTCTGTGCGTAGGCCGCCTCCGTCTTGTTCATAGCGCCGGCCTTCATGCGCCCGAGTGCGAGTACGTGTTTATTCATGTGCGAGTCTCTCGAGATCTGTGCGCTCCATCAGGCGAAGCATGGAGTCAGCCTGATGCTTTGCTGCGCGGAGTGCTTGCTTGACGCGCTTGCGGTTGTCCAAGCGATCCCATGAGTGATTTCTCACGTGCTGGCTTTCATCTGCGCAGACGATCGCGTCGATGGTCGTCTCGAGCGTCTTGAGCGTTTTAGCCATGCGCGGTAGTTCGTCAGGCGTGAAGAGACTGGTCATTTCGCGCCTCCGAAGCGTCCGTTGTAGAACGGCTCACCGCTTGCGCTGATCCAGCCCTTGACGTTCAGGAGCGACAGGCTTTGCTTGTAGAGAGGTACGTAGATGAGCGCATCGTCCTCCCGATATCCGAAGACCCTGAAGCTCTTGACCGGACGCCCGTGCCAGGCTCTGAGCAGGAAAAGGCATCGCTCGCCGATCTTTGGGGCGTTGAGCTTGCCGTCCCTCTCGATCGGCTCGAAGTCCTCGTCCTTGATTTCGGACATTCGGGTACTACAAGTGAGTTGCATCGATCTCTCCTTTTTCGATTTTGAGTTGTTCAATTTCGTCTGGTCGCAGGCGTTGCGGGAGCCCCGCCTTACGCATTTGCCACGTTCCTGCCTTTTCGAGCTTGAGTGGCTTTTCGGGGATCAGGCGGCAGCTGTTGCCGAATCGGCGCTTTTGCGGCTTGGCCCAGACTTGACCTGCCTCGTCGACTTCGTACTGGTCGAAGCCCTTGATGTTCCACCTCATAACGTCCTCCTGTGGTCAATATGCTTTTGCTCATTCGTCCCAGTCATCGCTCTCAAAAATCCATGCAACGTACATGACAAAAAGCAGGACGATCCCTATAAGGCATTCGATTTCGTCCGTCATGCGAGCACGCTCCTTAGCCAATACAGCGATGAAACAACGGCGGAAGCCGCGTACACGGCCGCAATCATTGCCGATATGCCTCGCAGAAATGGCGGCGTAATCGAATCACCCAAGACCTGTGCCCGATAAGCTGCCTCCTGAAAAGCCCAAAAGATTCCGAGCGTGAGCACGCCGAAGGCCAAGATCGAAAAGAAGAGTTGCGCAAAGTTCATCTCTTAGCCCCTCCAGTCGCGAAAAATCCATGCGATTGCGACTATGCCAACAACGACCGTGAGCACGCACATGTAAGTCCAAAACCCTGTCATTCTCGTTACCTCTCTGGCTCCCCCGTGAGAAGATTGAGGTTGTCTCCCCAGACAAACGTTCAACCAACCCACGGAGGAAAACTTGAAATCAATTTCCGTAAAAGAGTTCACTGATTTTTTGAATCAGCGAACCGGTGGCTTTTCATGCTCCATTTGCCAGCACGAAGACTGGTGCGTTCAATCCGCCAACGGCATGGTCGGCTCTGTTGATCTGGCCAATCATGTCGTTTCGCTTGAAGACATCGACGCCATTACTGAACACAAGCCGTTGCCCGAAAAAAGCAAAGACGATCAAACGATGGCCGACAGCACGATCACGATCAGGTGCAATCACTGCGGTCACCTTGTGTTTTTCGACAAGACGTTTGTGGAGGAGCAGATCCATGGATGAAAAAGTCACGCAAGAATGGGTTCTTTTAAATATTGAAAAATCTACTAAGAACAAACTTGACATCCCAACGTTTTGGCGTTTGGTTTGCGCACTTCTGGTTCCTGTCATTGGCTTCTTGACCCACTGGATCATGAAGCTTGACGACAGGCTTGACGGCCTTTCCGTCCTTGTTCATGAACTCGCCGTCAGAATCCAATTCCTGCTCTGCAAGTAACTCTTCTGTTTTGGCCTTAAGCACATCCACACTAAAAAGTAGCGTGTAACCACACGATCGGCATTCCGGAGTCGCAAACTTCTGACTACCTGGCGATGTGTCGCCGAGCCAAGCACGAGCACCACAAACGGGGCACGAAAATCCACGCTCTTTGTCATTCAACCCTGTGACAAGGGCGTGGGTGATCAATGCTTTTTCCAACTTCATTTCTCCTCCTTTCCGCCATTAGCTGCCATTGCTTCAGCTCTCTGGAGGCGAGCTACGAATCCATCGTGCTTGAGGTATGCGCGTTCTTTCGTTGCGCTGGTGGCGCGGCGATGTGGGACGTTGCCGTGCTCGAGGTGAAGTAGCAGCGTCGTCTCGTATCGGTCGAGCTTGCGTTCAACGAAGACCGGGTCCGTGCGCACGATCCAGTGCCGTCCGCGGGCGTCGATGTATTCGGTGCGCTTGCAGTTGCGACCGGTGAACTCATCAAGAATCATCAGAAAACCTCCTCAGCAGAGCGACGGACGGATTCACGCCTGCACCGTCCAGTAAAGAAAAGCTTGTAAGACGACTGGATGACGCGAGAAACCACGCGCTCGGTCAAAAGGTTTACTAACTCAGAGCGATCGAGGTTCGTGACGAGAATGGTCGGGCGACCGTTCTTGATGCGTCCATCGATGATCTGGTAGAGACGCTTCTTCTCGTCGGCGTCGCCAGACTGGACACCGATCTCGTCCAGTACGAGACAGGACACCATGCAAAGCTTTCCGAGAGTTTCGGCAACGTCAATGCGATTGACGCGGTCGGAGATTCGGTCGAAGAGGTCGGGGATTGTGATGTAGTACCCCGGCAGTCCCTGGCGATCGAGTTCCTTCAGGATTGAGTAGGCAAGATGCGTCTTGCCCGTGCCATAGTTGCCGAAGAGCAGAAGACCCATGGAGTTTTTAGAGCGCCAATCCTGCTCTTGAGCGTTATGCGCCCTCTCTCGCTCAAGCTCACGTTCCGTGAATCGCTCGGCAAAGCGGCGGCAGATGGACAGGTTGCGCTCTTCTTCCTGCGTCTCAGGTTGATAGTTGGCGAAGCAAGGCACGTCGAAGTCCAGCGGCCTTTCGCAGTGAAGCGCACGAGTCAATCCAACGGCGCGCTCTTTCGCGTCCGCCTGCATCTCTGCAAGCAGCGTGTTGCGCTCCTTCTCAATTCGTCGACATTCCGGACAGTACGGCTCAGCCCAAGAGCCGTCGCGACGCTGATAGGTGGTGTACGTCTGGACGCCGTGAATCTGGCATTCGAACGTAACCTCCTTCGAAGCGGGGGCGGCAAAGGCCGTCTTGAGTTTTGTGGTGATGTCAGTAGTCATTGTTTACCAGTCAAAGTAGTCACGTTCGGATTGTTTTTTCTCGACGAACTGACCGGGTCGAGAAGGTGAGTGAGTAGGTGCACGTTTGAGCATCGGACGACGTTTCCAGTCTTCGGCGTTATGGAAGCTGCGGACGAAGTTTCTCCAAGTGCCCTTCCAGTCCTTTTTGATTGCCTTAGCTCCAGAGAGTCCGTTCCAGTAATCCTTGAAGTTTTCAAAGAGACGCTTAGGATCAAGGTCAGGTTCTTCCTGTTCGGCGAAAGCCTTCCAGTCGTCTGGTAGTTCAGTGATCGTTAGTCGCGATCCCCTGTCTGTTGTCGTGCGCTTCGGCTTCGGCTCCTCGATCTTTTTCGTGGCGTCGGGAAAATGATCGGGTGACGGAGCGACACTCCCTGTTCTATTTCCCTGTTCTATTTCCCTGTTCTTATTCCCTGTTACATCCTGATTTTTGGGGGACCCCTCCCCCCTTTTTTCGGGGGACCCTATCCCCCTTTTTGGGGGGACGGTGTCCTGTTTTTCGGGGGACGTCCCCTGATATTCGGGGGAGGTCCATTCGGCCGGTGCGCTATCTTCCTTGTTACCTTCCTTGTTAGATTCCTTGTTAATTCCTTGTTCGGGTGTAGTTTCATACAGGGGTGTACTGCACTTTCCTACAGGGGCCCCCTGTATTTTTCTACACCCCTCCCCTGTACTTTCCTGCAGGGGTGTGTTTTCATACAGGGGTGTACTTTCTTCACCCCCCTGCATTTTCTTGCCCCCCTGTAACTTCTTGCAGGGGGTAGGCAAAGGAAGTCGATCAAGGTGCAGGGTGAAATACCTCTTCTGGCCAGCCTTCTGAGTCGACGAAATCAACCCTAAGCTGTGTAGGGTCTTAAGCGTTGTCCTTACAAGTCGGTCGTTGACGCGAGAGATTCGCGAGATGGCTTCTGTCGACGGGAAGCAAGCCCCCGTCTCCTGGTTCAGGAAAAACGCGAGGGCTTCCAGCACATCGACCTGAGTGCGATCGGTCAAACCCGAAGCACGGACTTTATGCATAGCCTCGTAACTCATTCAAAACCTCAACGGATGGTTTTGGTCATTCGCAAAATGTCGGCAGCGAACTGGCTGACCTCCTCCGGCTTGCAGCCAGTCAGACGGCAAAACGGAGCAAGGTAGTTTCGCGTGACGGAATTCTTGGAAACCCACCGCTTAACCGTTTGACGGGAAATACCAAGGTCGTCGGCGAGTTTTTGCTGAGTGCCATATCGAGAGATGGCATCTCGAACAGAAACTTTCTTCATGTGGTACCTCATAAAAATTAACGGTACCAGTATCGTACCACACTTGGTAACCGTGTGGTACCCTAATACGGTCCGTTTGTTGGTACCATCCGAGTACCAAAGGAGGCCTTATGTCTTTCCCTGCCCGCCTAAAAGCCCTGTTAGAAGAGCGCAAAATTTCGATGCGTGAGCTTGGCCGCCGGATCGGCACGAGTCACGTCACCGTTGGAAAATGGCTGTCTGGCATCCAGATGCCATCCGACGAGAACCTCGAGGCATTGGCCGAGTACTTCCATGTCACGCCCGCTTTTCTGAGGTTCGGCGATACGTCCCTGTCTCGCCCGCAGACCCTAGAGCCCAATGCGGACGTCGTTTCGATCCCAGTGTTCGATGTCAGGGGATCGTGCGGCTACGGCGGGGAGCTTGCCCAGACCATCCAGTTGGTCCAGATGCTCCGCGTCACCAAACAGTGGCTACTGTCAAAGTCGACCTCCTCCCTGAACTTCCAGACCCTCCACATCATCACCGCCGACGGCGACAGCATGGAACCAGGCATCAAGCGCGGCGACTTCGTCATCGTGGACACGTCACAGAGCCGCTTCATTGCCGACGGCCTCTACGCCGTTCAGTATTCAAACGCCGTCTTCATCAAGCGCGTACAGATCCACCCAGGAGGCAAGGTCGAGCTGATCTCAGACAACCCGAAGTACAGGCCGATCCAACTGGATACCTGTGAATCCGTCGAAGTGATCGGCAGAGCTGTCCTTTGCTTTAACGTGCGAGAACTCTAGCGCCCGGCTACCCTCCCCCACCCTCAATCCCGCCTCGTGCGGGATTTTTTTTGCCCTCAAAAAATGCCAGTTGATCTAAATCAAACCATTCCACGATTTTGGTAACCTGTGACTACCACCCTCGGTACTGTTGTGGTACCATGAACGTACCAAATGCGGAACGACATCCGTTCCACTTGGTACCCAAGCCGCAAGGCTTGGCGTCGATGGGAAGGGCATCGAATCTCGGCACTTAGCTGTGTCGGGGACCGCCTGAGAAGCGGCTGCGCCGTTGGCTAGAAGGGTCTAGCGACGCGCAGTACAGCTCAGACCGGTAGTCGCAAAGGTCGCGTATGAAAAGTACGCAGGACGGCTGGAGGGCATCTTCCAGTGCGGTTGGGTTGGGGACCACCTGAAAGCGACGGATGCTCGATGGCGACGGACGATCGCCACACGCCCCACGAGCTAGATCAGGATCAGCTGAAACGAAGCAGAGGACGCACGTCCCGAGCGGCCTGAGCGCAGACGATGCGCAGCCGCGACCTGATCGAAAGCCGATCTAAGCCCTTTCCACCGAGAGGGCTTAGGTGGGCTTTCTAAAGGAGATAACAATGGATGTAGAAATAATCGACAAGCGTCTGGTGGTAACGCCAACCACGCACGACGACGTGCGTTTGATTTACGCAATCGCCGCCGCGTGGACGGCGTTCGACGCGGTTATTTGTCCCGTTAGCGGGGAACCACTTCGTTGCAACGAGGACGGTACCGCTGACCACTGGATGCGTGAAGCGCTTGAACGCTGCCGAACTTCCAGTGGCCAGAGGATTCTTAGAGAAGCTTATGTCGCTTGGCTAGAAGTTGAAGAACCTCAACGTCTTGACGGTAAGCGAACTCTCCTGCGAAAGACACTCGACCGCAGTTCACAGGATCCATCTGAATCGGCTTGAGGTTCATTTGTCCGGCTACAGCAACGGCCGTAAACGACACGATGTTGTACGGGTTGATTTGGGCTTCCTCAAGCGCCTCAACGCGGCTTTCTAAATCGGAGACCCTTTGCACCAATCGCTGAACTTCATATAGCTCCATATTCCCTCCTTTGGGAGTTGGTTAAACAAACGTCGAAACTGCTAGATCCCGACGTCTTTAGCTTACAACCAAAGGAGGGAGCCGATTCAAGCGCCCTTGCCTCTTTCCCTACATGAATACCGAGTCGACGACTGGTGAGGACGCTTGAACCAACTTTCACAAGAAAGGACGGCTGCGCGGTTTACACTTGCGCCTTTAGCAGGTAAGATGAAGCTACCTCTTGGGCCTAACCCACCCAAGCCAAACATCACTTGAAGGAGACTTTAATGTTTGCGTACCGTGTTGGCTTCCCGGGGTGGAAGATTGCCGCACGCTTGGGCCTTCCACTCAAAATCAGGGTGTTCGTCGTCTATGACGAGGAAAGCAAGATGCTTGTCGCTGAATGCAACGACTTTCAACCTTATCTCGGCATCGTGACCGAAGGGGAGACTTTTGAAGAACTTCAAAAGAAGGTTGAAGAGTGCTGCGAGCTGGCCATGGAAGAAGCCTTCAAGACCGCTACGATCAACCAGTCTATTCGCCCCAATATGACTCTAGTGGCCGCTCTTCCATAAAAAATGAATGGTTTCTACAAGCAACTGCTACTGATCTTTGACAAACACAATGCTTACCTTGTCCGCAAAGGGAAAGGCGATCACGAAATTTGGCGATGTGGAGACAAGCAAACCACAGTGGATCATGGCATCAACTCTCGATACCTAGCTAACAAAATTCTTAAGCAGTTAGGCATCAACGAGAAAATTTAGCGACAGCCCCGTTGGCATCTGCCCGGGGCTTTGCTTTTCTTAGCCCTCGGCACACGCCGGGGGCTTTTTTATTGTCTGAACAGCATGCAAAAAATCAAAGACTTTGAGACCTTCGTCGCTGGGTACTTCCTCGGACTCGGCATTAAGAAGCCGACCGCAGAGGACATCTGCAGGCTCAGCGTTGAGTGCAGAGCGTTCGCCGCTGCGCTCAGCTTCTACATGTTCACAGACCCCTACGTGCTGTCGAAACTGCGAACGCCTGAGAAATACGAAGCGGTCGCAAAAAACATCGAGCGCTTCATCCAGGCACTTCCGTAAAAGGCTACGAGGGCAAACGGCGTGACGCAGATATGCGCCGGTCTGGGCGACTAGTCCCAGATTCCAAAGCCAGGGCATCTGCAGGCGAGAGGCTTTTGCGTTCACCCCGGCTCCCTCACCCCACTTTCATCAGAAGGCATTCACGTGCCGCCGGCCACTGCGGCGTGGCGTTCTCCTTCGGCGACATCTGAATGCCTTTTTTCATTTTTAGGAGGCGTCATGAAGCGCTTTATTACTTACCTCGACGGTCTCGCACGTCGCACTTACTTCGGCACGGACGGTACCGAGCCTCAGCGCTCTGGCGTACTCGGGTACTTCATCGAGGGCCTCGAAGGCCTGCTCGGATTCTTCGGTCTGGTGATCTTGCCGACCATGGCGGCTGCCACCCTCTACCGCTGGATTTTTGATTAAGGAGAACGATATGGCTTGGAACTACCCCGACGGCTGCGGCCCCGACGACTACGAAAAGTGGTGCGGCCCCGACCCTGACGAAGAAGACGAGGATGAGGACGAAGAAAGTTACGACGAAGATGACGAAGGCGAAGACGAAGGCGAGGTGCTCGAATGAGCTTCTCAGACCCGGTTCGAATCATCGACCACATCCCCCAGAATTTCGACATGAAACGAATTACTCGAAAGCGACCGCTACAGCAGCGCAAGCTCGCAAAGGCTCAGTCGGCGAAAGCTGCTGAGCCTTCTTCTTTTGAACCGCCTTGCGAACAAGTCTCGGCCATTTGGAAGGCAGTCGCCTTCATCGGTTCGTTGGCAATCGTGTTCGCGGCATTGATAACGGGAGGCTGGGAACGATGAAAACCATCAAAGACATCGCAATTGATCTCAACAGCACCGGCGCAATACCGAACATGGCCGACGCCAGAACGTACATGAAGGAGAACTTCCCAAGCGCCGTACTGACGTACTTCTCGGACAACCGCTCAGACAACTGCCTTCTCCGCGTTCTACCCAAGCAGCTCGAGGCATACGACTTTCACCGGTCCTTCCAAATCTCGATCGAGATTCACTCGTGTAGCTTGCGAACGATCGAGCATGCGGCATGGCTCATCTACCACGACTGGCTTGAGATCGCACAGATCAAGAAGCCTGACGACGACTTTACAAACGACGTTCCGTTCTAAGGAGAACATCGAATGACAGCAATCAGCACCGCGGCCATGAGCCGCACCGAATGGCTCAAAGAGCGAACCAAAGGCATCGGCGGCTCCGACGTCGCAACGGTCCTCGGCCTCAATCCCTACAAGACGCCGCTCGAACTCTGGGAAGAGAAGACGGGCAAGACGGCCGGCAAGGAAGCAGGTCAGGCTGCTTACTGGGGAACGGTCCTTGAAGACGTCGTTGCAAAGGAGTTCAGCCAACGCACCGGCATGAAAATCCAGAAGGTCAACTTCATGCTCTCCAAGGGTGAAGACGACTGGATGCGCGGCAACATCGACCGAGCAATCATCAACCCGGACATCGCGGGCCGCGTTTCCGTTCTCAAGCCGGAGAAAGCAGCCGAAGCCGGACGCCTTCTCTCTACGAACATCGGCCTCGAATGCAAGACCGCAAATAGCTTCATGGTTGACCAGTGGGGCGACTCTCAGGAAGCCGAAATCGTCGCAGGCAAGGTGGTGACGGATCACAAGATACCGCTGTACTACGAGACTCAGATCCAGTGGTACATGGCAGTGACTGGCATCGAGACCTTCTACGTCGCAGTGCTCATCGGAGGTCAGGACTTTCGCATGTATGAAGTCAAGCGTGACGAGGACGTCATCGACGCCATCGTCTCCAAGTGCAGAGACTTCTGGGAAAACCACGTGCTCAAGGACATCCCGCCGGCACCGGTAAACGTCGATGACATCAAGAAGATGTACTCGCGCGACAACGGCGAGATGGCCGAAGCCACGAACGAGCAGGCTATCGACATTGGCGAACTCCGAAACCTGAAGGAGCAGATCAAGGCGCTCAAGGAGCAGGAAGAAGCCGTCGCCTCGCGCCTGATCATGGCCATCGGTGAGAAGACGGGCCTCACGCTCGGCGGCAAAAAAGCCGTCACCTACAAGGCCATGAGCACCACGCGCTTCAGCTCTACAGACTTCAAGAAGTCCCACCCCGACCTGTATCAGGCCTTCGCAAAAACCACCAGCACCCGCGTCCTCCGACTCGCTTAACCCATAAGGAACAAACACTATGTCTACTACCGACACTCTCAAACAGCAGATCGCTCCCGCCGCCACTCAGCAGCCTGCCGCCGTAGCCGAACGACAGAACCGCCCGGCAACGCTCATCGACGTCGTCCGCTCTACGGGCTTCCAGAAGCAGATGTCTCTCGCAATGCCGAAGAGCATGACGCCCGATCGTCTGACCCGCATCGTCATGACCGAATGCCGCAAAACCCCGGCGCTCCTCAAGTGTGCCCCTGAAAGCTTCTACGGTGCAGTCCTCCAGTGCGCGGCCCTCGGCCTCGAACCGGGCTCCGCTCTCGGGCATTGCTACCTGCTGCCCTTCGGCAACGGCAAGGACCGCTCCGGCCGCCCGAACGCACAGCTCATCATCGGCTATCGCGGCATGATCGACCTCGCCCGCCGCTCCGGGCAGATCATCAGCTTGCAGGCTTGGACGGTGCACGCACAGGACACTTTCAACTACCAGCTCGGCCTCGATCCCGACATTCAGCATGTGCCAGCATCGACCGCAGACCGAGGTCCTGTCACTCATGTCTACGCAGTCGCCAAGCTCAAGGGAGGCGGCATCCAGTTCGAAGTGATGAGCCGCGCAGAGATCGAGAAAGTGCGCTCCACGTCAAAGGCCGGCAACTCCGGCCCGTGGGCAAGTCACTGGGATGAAATGGCAAAGAAGACCGTCATCCGCCGCCTCTTCAAATATCTGCCGGTCAGCATCGAGGCCGTCCGCGCAGTCGAGATCGACGAGAAGACCGACCGTGGCGAAGCTACTACCGACCAGGACTTCCTCGATGCCGAGTTCATCGAAAAGGGTGACTTCAACGACGCGCCGCAGATCGAAGCGGCATCCGAAGAACCCGCTGAATAACCCCTAAAAATTGGTTCATCTCGGAAGTCCGTGGAACGCGGCCTTGACTTTTAAGAAAAAGTCTGGTCGGCTCCCTCCAAGAAAAAAAGTAGCGCTCACTCCAAATTTCAGGCAGATTCAAATTACAAGCGAAGAACCGCGAAAAATGGATGAGCGCTATGACCAATATTGTAGAGCAACTGTTCAAATCTCTCGATCCATGGCCCGGCTTCCAGATCACTTCCTTCAAGATTCAAGTCTCGCCCGTAGATGGCAGGAAGACTCTAATTCTTGATTTGCGACCTGTCGAAGGATCAATGCCGATATGTTCGCGCTGCCGCC